CCTAATAAGTTATGTGCTGTTGCACCTATATAATTTTGTAATTCTGCAAAGTTAGGATCTCCTATTAATGATGTAGAATGAAATACATGACCCATGTCTCCTTTGTCCCCAAACTTTTTATTACGTTTATCAATGGCTGGTTTTGACATTTTCTTTGATGCTTCAATATATTTGTCTGATGCTTTATTTAAACTATCTACAAATTTTGGTTCATCTGCAAACCATATAGGACATTTAAAAAATTCTTCTAATTGTAATTGTTTAGGATATCCATCTGCACTACCACATGACATCTCTTCTAATCTTTTTCTTGTTTTTTGTTTTTTAGTTTTTTTCTTTTTCATATTTTTCCTTTATTGAAATGGGTATCCTAAGTTCCATATTACTAAACTGTTTCTTTCTCCACTTTTAACAGGACATACTCTATGCCATACAAACGAAGGAAATACAACCAATGATCCTTTAGGTAATATCTCTTTACATTTAACTGGTTTTCTAGGTTTGTCAGGATCTAGATTTCTAAAATCAAATTCTAGCTCTCCACCTTTGTAATCTTTTGGATCTGATAATGTAACTGTTACAGATAATTTTCTAATTTTACCATGCGATGGATCATTAGCTTCTCTTTGATATGGTCTATCCCAACTATCACAATGCCAATCATAATACTGACCTTTTTTATATTTTGTAAACTGACAAGACTCTGAATAGTCCCATTTATAATTCCAACCTGCACTAGCATTTGCTTGATGTACATAAGGTTGAATTTCTTTATATATCCATCTATCATTCATCCAAACAATATTAGAATCTCTTTTCTTTTTTAAATCTTTAATTTGTTTTTGATTTAATTTTTTGTCACCAAAACCACCGGTAACTGCCATTTGTTCCTGCATTTGATGACCATATCTTGCAATGTCATCACATATTCTATGTGGAATAACTGATTGAAAATACCAATAATAATTTGTAAGGTTCATATGTCTTTATAAAGACAGTATAAAATAATATTAACTTATTGTCAATGTTCCTGAAACTGTAAAGGTTGCAATTTTTTGTCCACCCGGAGCTGTACTTGTAGAGTTAGTTCCAGGAGCAACAGATAATGTTCTAGCACTTGGTGCTCTAACAACTACTATTCCACTACCACCCGCTCTTCCAATTTGAGGTCCGTCTTGGTCACCACCTCCACCACCACCAGTATTAGCTGTACCTGCTGTAGCATTTGAACTTCCACCTTGACCTGTACTACCTGTTCCACCACCACCAGCACCACCTGGGGCAACAGTACCTGTATATTGGGCACCACCACCTCCACCACCACCTCTTTGTACGCATGATCCTGTAATTCCTGAAGTTGCTCCTGCACCACCAGTACCACCTCTTCCTGAAGCTCCTGTAGGAGATGGACTTGAAGGAGAACTTGGCGCATTACTACCTACTGCTCCTGCACCACCTCCACCACCACCAGCTCTACGAAGTGAGCTACCACCAGCATGACCTTGACCTGGAGGACTAGCTGTACCACCCGAACCTGTAGGGGACGAGTCAGTGTTTCCTGCTCCACCACCAGAACCACCGGGTCCACCTGTTCCACCTTCTTGTGCTCCACCACCACCACCGGTTGAGGTAATACCTCCAAAACTTGAATCATTTCCTGGATTTGCTGTGTTAGGTATGGAAGACGGAGAACATGCACCACCTGCTCCAATTACAATTGAATGTGATACAAATCCTTCTAATGTTAAAGCTGCTACTCCAGAGCCAAATGGAGATACTGTATAACAACCAGTAGAACTACCAGCTGATTCTTTGTAACCACCAGCTCCACCTCCACCACCTCTTTTACTACCACCAGAACCACCACCTGCTATTACTAAATAATCTATTCCTGCAAACTCTGCATAGAAAGGCCATGTTCCACATTTCTGTGCTTGGAATTGACTTTGCATTGACCACACACCACTTGCTTTATTTAATTCTTTTACGACAACTATGCCTGAACCACCTGCACTTGATCCACCATTAGGACCTGCAGCACTTCCAGAACCTCCACCACCACCTGTATTTGCAGTAGCATTACATGCGGCAGAACATCCTAATCCTGCTGTAGCTCCTCCACCTAAACCACCTGTACCTAATCTTGAAGGAACTGAAGGACCATTAATTCCTCCACCGCCACCACCACCAACAGCAGCTACGGGTGCTCCTGGATAAGTTGTACTTATTGAAATTCCTGCTCCACCATCACCTGCATCACCTGCGCAACCAGCGTCAGCATTTCCACCAACAGCAGTAAAACCACCACCTCCACCACCTTGTTGATTTCCTCCAGTTCCACCAGTGTTTCCTTGAGGGGGAGTTGTCGGAGGAGTATTTCCTGTACCACCATTTTTATTTGGTGAACTACATCCAGCTCCACCACCACCTGAACCACCTGGTGCATCACCGGGAACAGAAGAAGATGTTCTACTAATACCACCTCCACCACTTTCAGCTGTGTATGTTGTACATCCTATTACTAAACTTGAATCTGCGCCTTTACCACCATTACCACAAGAACTTGGTCCTGCTGATCCACCAGCTCCAACAACTACTGCTCCTAAAGCAGTGCTACCAGAAACAGGTATATCTGTAAGACATCTAACACCACCAGCTCCACCACCGCCACCAACTATTCCACCACCGCCACCGCCACCGGCAACAACAATAGCATTAACTAATCTTGTGCCTGATTGTGTAGTAACTATACTAGGTGAACTAGATGTTTTAGATGTAACTGTGTTTTTTCCAAACGAAGTGTTATTCGCTTTTCCTAAAATACCACCATTTGATGAGCCAGATCTTGGCATGTTAGTGTCCTCCTATGCGGACACCCAAGCTGTGCCGTTCCAATCGTAGATTGTTGGTGTTTCCGCTTCGTCGTTAGTTTTTGTTGCTTCCCAACCTTTAGTGTTGTCAGCATTATATTTTGTTTCGTTCCAAACAATTAAATATCTCCATACAGATGGATCAGCTCCATCATTTAAAATTGTTGGATAAGTTATAGGTGCTTGCCAATCATCATTTGAATCTAATGACCATGAAGCAAAAGGTTGTTGGTCTAAAAATTTATTTTTTACAGGATCATAAATATCTCCTATGCCTGCATATTTTTTTCTAAAATTATGATTGTAAGAAGTTTGTTTCCAAATTCCACCATTAAAAAAATTAATACACCATGTTTCTCCATCAACATGTTCATCTGATGGAACTACATCATTTCCTACAACTACTACTCTTTGTACTACTTGATGTGAATCTGACGTAAATCCAGTAGGATCTGTTAATGCTTTTAATTCTGCGAAATGTGCCATATTTTTTACTCCTTAAAAGTTATATTTATAATTTAATTTTTCTATACTGTCAACGTTCCAGATACAGTAAATGTAGCTACTTTACATCCACCTGCAGGGCCTGGTAATGTTGCAATACTATTAGTACCTGGTGCAACTGATGCACTTGTTGATCCTGGCATTCTTAAAATAACTATTCCTGATCCACCTGCTCCTGAAGATGTGCCACAATAAGGCATACCTGGTCCTTCAGCTCCACCACCACCTCCACCACCAGTATTTACTGTACCGGCTACACCGGCTGTGCCAGGGAAAGCTCCACCAGCTCCTCCACCACCAGCTCCTCCAGTACCTTGAGTTATACCTGGTCCATAATAACCACCACCTCCACCACCAGCGTAAGTTACAGCAGAATTTGTAATTGAGTTTGGTGCTCCAGCTCCACCAGGACCTGCTACTGATCCAGTAACGGCTGTGCCTGCTACGGTTGCTCCACCACCACCACCTGAAATATTATAACCACATCCAGGTTTATTACCACCAGCTCCACCTGCATTTCCTTGAGGAGGAGTTGTTGGAGGACTGTTTCCGATTCCTGCAGTTTGACCTGGACTATTACCACCTGAAGCACCACCACCTGAACCTCCAGCTATTGGCGATGCAGGAGCTGATAAACCAGAATCTTCAGAGTTACCACCACCTCCACCTGCTGATGTTATAGCATCTGTTCCATCTGTTCCAGGAGCATTAAAACTTGAAGAAGTTCCTTGTATACCAACTCTATCAGCAACAGGGTTTGATCCTGAACGACTAGCACCTCCACCACCTACAACTATTGCATAATCTCCACCATTAACTGTTAATTGACATCCTTGTAATGGAGAAGGTCCATAACCAGCAGCACGATAACCGCCGGCTCCACCACCTCCTCCTTGTTTTTGTCCACCGGAACCACCGCCAGCGACTACTAAATAATTTAAAGATACTGTTCTAAATACCCAATCATTTTGTTTTACTTGTTCATAAACTGTATTCATTGCCCAAATACCTGGTGCACTTTTTGGAATTGTAACTGCAGGTTCATTAATAATTACGATACCTGGTCCACCTGCACCACCTGCTCCACCAATACTACCGCCACCACCACCGCCACCACCAGTATTTGCAGTTCCTGCTGTTCCAGTACTATTAAAATAAGCACCTGCTCCACCACCACCTGCTCCACCTGAACCACCGGCACCACCGGCAGGAGTTTCTCTTTTTCCTCCGCCACCACCACCAGCATAAGTTACTGAACCACCTGAAATTGTATTTGCAACACCAGCACCACCTGGTCCACCTGGCTGTGGTTTTGAACATGGTCCATTAGTACCTGCAGCACTAGCACCACCTCCACCACCACCTGCATCTTGTGAAACACATCCATTTGAACCCTGACCACCTGCGTTTCCTTGAGGAGGACTTGCTGGAGGAGTATTACCTGCTCCACCTAAAGCTTGACATGGACTACCTTTAAAACCTCCAGCACCACCTCCACCTGAGCCACCTGCTCTACCTAATCCTGGAGAAGTAGGTGCGGGTGAAGAACCTGAACCACCACCTCCAGCTGAGGTTACACTTGAAAATACTGAATCTGTTCCATTACCTGAAAAACAACCTGGATGTGATGATCCTGCTCCACCACCACCTACTGTAATTGTGTAAGGAGTTCCTGATGTTACAGGCACTGCTGTTCCTCGTGTTGGACTTGGTGTAAAACATCCAGAAGCTCTATAACCACCAGCTCCACCGCCACCACCTGCTTGGTTACGTCCACCGCCTCCACCTGCTACTACTAAATAATCTACATTAGCAGTTGCCTGTGCTGTAAAAGTTCCTGATGATGTAAATGTTGTTTTTTTTGCCGAAAGACATTGTGCTGCTTGCACTGTATTCGGGGGTCCAATTATTCCGCCATTAGCCATAACCGGTTACCTCCTAGTCGTCTAATACTTCATACGATATAAATAAATCTAAATCACCTGAAGCACTAGCTCCACCTTTTAAAATGTCACCTTCTCTTAAATATATTGGTGTGTCAGATACAACTAATGATGCGTCTGCTGGGACTGAAATTGTTTTTGCTAAATAAACATCTGCTGCACCACTAGCAACTGTTGCTCCTGAAGAAGTTTGGACACTTGTATCAATATACACAGTTAAATCTGCAGCCGAACTTCCGTCTACATTTGCACATGTCATTCTATTAATTTTAATTAATTTTCCTGAAGTAACTGTCATTAAAGTTGTAGTGGTAGTAGCTGTTAAATTCCATCCTACTGATTCACCGAAGATACTTGCAACTGATACTATATTTGGATTTGCCATATTTTAATTTCCTTTGTTGTTTTTTATCCGAAAACGATCGCCATTGCAATAGCTTTTCCTATACCTATTCCGGCATTTGCTTGCATGGTTGGAGCGGCTCCTGAACCATTTGATGTTAATATAAAACCGCTAGTTCCTTCAGCAACTGCACCAAAAGAACCAGAATTATTGATCTGTACTTGGCCTGTTGAACCTGCTGGACTAGCTACTGTGTCTACTTCTACTTCAATTATATTTGGATTGGCTGCATGATCTGCTTTTGCAGATAATATTTTCCAAGTTTTTGATGTTGCTCCCCATGTAACACTTGTTCCTGAACCAGAAACATATTGAAATTCTACTGTGTATCCACCGGAAGTTGAGTTTTTAATAAAATAAAAATTTTCTACATCTAAAGGAATTGATACAGTTATGTTTCCTGTAATAGTTCCTGTTAATTCTATTACTCTGTGAGCAACTTGGTTTCCATCTGTTGCTGCTCCATCTGAAACTGCTAAATTAGTATTTCCTGTTCCATTAACTGCAACAGAAAGATATCCACCAGATATTAATTCTACGATATTTAAATTAGTATTAGTTTTTGTTCCCCACGTTCCAGCATTTTCGCCGGTTACCATTAACTCTACGCCGAGAGGTGAATAAGCTGATGTCATTGTTAAAATCTCCTAGTTTGTTAGTTTATATTGTTTATTTAGTTTTAAGTCAAACATAATTATGCAGGAGTTTTTCTTGTATATCCTGTGCTTGTTTTAGGTGTTAATCTTGTATATCCCGTACTCGTTTTAGGTGTTAATCTATGGTAATATTTTAATATAATACCAGCGTCATTTAAACTGGTTGTAGCTGTTAATCCTAGACCAACTAAACTAGCACCACTAACTTGTACAGTAGTAACTGTGCCTAAACTGGTCGTGCTGCTTTGACCACTAGGGGCAGCTATGGTATTTGGTGTAGATGTAATATTTCCTAATGTTGATTGACCAATTAAACCCGTTAATGCCATAAGAGGGTTAGAATTAATAGTTAAAGTTCCTACATCTATATCAGCTGATAAACCTGTAACTCCCATTATATCTGCTGGCGCTAAAGAACCAGGAGTAACTGTAGCAGACTGACCCGATAAACCTACTGAATGATCATCTTCTGTTAATAATCCAGGTGAAGCTATTAATTCTAAACCTGTGAGTGTAAATGTAAGATCTGATTTAACTAATGATAAAGGATTTAATTCAATGTCTGCCGATAAACCTGTTAACCCAACAACGTCTTTAGCAACAACTGTTCCAAGTGATGCTGTTAAACTAAAACCAGTTAAATTAAATACTGCTGACTCAACTGATCCCCAACCATTTTGACCCCAATTAAGTGTACCCCAACCTGGTTTAACTTCAATTAATTCGTCTGGAACTCCAAGAGATGTTGTAGCTGTAAGACCTGTAAGTGTAACAATAGGTGTATCGCCCCAAGATTGATAACCCCATGTATTTCTTCCCCATCCAGTTTCAACTACATTAGAATCACCATAATCCATTTGTCCCCAATAAGAACGACCCCATCCATCAGTATTTGCTTCACCACCCATTCCACCGTGGTTAGTACAATAATAATATAAAGTTGATGGTGCTCCTGCAGCTACTTCAATTTGTGTGTAAGCGCCAGAGCTACCGGGAGTTCCAACCGCAGTAACTCCAGTTGTATATTGAGTGCTACCTGCTGCATCTGCAGCAGTTGCAAATCTTAATGGATGAGTGCTATTGCTTGAATCTGATTGATCAAATTTATAAGTAAGACCTGCACCGATCATTACGGTGTCTTGTTGAACTCCATCGATAACATATTTATTACCACCACCAGTACTGACTACTGTTACGGTGAATGTCTGAGCTATTGACATAAGGACTTCCTCCTTATGCTATTTGAATAATAGCGTTACCTGCTGTTTGTGCGGGAAATTGAATTGTAAAAGTTCCACTAGTAACAGTTTTGTTTGCACCAAAATTAATAGAACAAACTGCTTTGTTAGAATTAGTTGAATTGTAAATCAAACATCCTCTTGCTGTAAAAGAAGCAGAAGTAAAACTTGTGTCAGCAAATTTACAACAAGCAGTGTCACCAGATAAAACTGGAGTTGTACTTGTTAAAGCATTTCCACCTGTTGTATATCCAGTTGAAGTTGAACTAACTTCTTTAGTGTTTGTAGGATCTGCTGTACCGTCTGCAGGTGCAGTGTAAGCTGTTGTTGATTTACTTAAAGTTGCGTCTTCTGTAAATAAAGCTAATTTAAATGCGTCTGTGCCATTAGTAAAATTGTGACCTTCTACTAAAATTTCTTGTTTAAAACTATTACATATTGCCGATACTATTGCCATAAAAATCTCCTATTACTGAGGCGCTGACTCGATTGGAATTCTAATTGTACCATCCGTGTAATCGTCTCGTCTTCTTCTTCCAATTTGCATTGCTGCAAACTTTTGTAGTTCAGTTTTATACTTCTGTTCGTATAATGTCAACATATCAGTTGGACCTTTTAAAAATCCATATGCCTCTACTAAACATGCATATAATAACCCTTGTGGAAAGTAATTACTTATATAAGTTCCTCCCGTATTAGTCTCTAGACCTGTTGGCATAACATTATAATGAATAATATATTGATAATTTTTGTCTGGTGTAGGAGCCACATATACAGCTCCAGATGTAGATGAGCTAGTTCCAGTAGTAGCACCACCAAACATAGAATAATATTTTGGTAATCCTGTTGTATCTTGACCTGCTGAAGCTCCTTCAGTACCTGTTAATTCTCCAATGTATTCAGATATAAAAGTTTGATCACGTCTTTCTAACCATACTCCTTCTCCTGTAGTAGCTGTTGTAGAATCATATACTTGAATACCTCGAACAAATAATAAACCCGCAGGCATAGTAATTGAATTAAAATCTGTAGCAAATTGAGCTTGATCTTGAAATCTATCAGAATCCATAGGACAATCTAAATTAATCCTGTGTTCAGCATTACGAAGAAACCCATTTATAATCGCAGCAGTAAAAACATTACTATCTACTTCTGTGTAATTTCTAATATCTGTTGTTAAATCTGAATAACTATATGCCATAATTAACCTCTATCATTTACGGGTCCAATTGTACACTGAAAACCGCCTCCTGTTTCTGAACTTGTTGCTGCACTTACTAAAGGAACAGTAAAAGAATTATAAACTGTTCTTGTAGCAGGTTGAGCTCCTGTTTGTTCTGTTGTTCCAATCGCTGTTGCTAAACGAGATCCAAATACTTTAGCTCCATTATCGTGAGCTTTAGCAGGAGTATTAGCTAATACTTTTCCTCTATATGGTGCTGATGTCCCACGTGTGCATCCTGTTAAATTATTTCCCGCTTTACCTGCGTATTGAATAGTTTCATTTTCATAAGCGCCACTAGTTGCATTTATTTTTTCAATAACAATATATCCTGATGTTGGAAATTCTGAAGCATCATTTAAAATAACTGTATCAACAGTATTATTAATAGCACCATTTAATGTTGTTGATAATTCTAAAGTAGATATAGCAACACCACCAACTGCTTCTTTAACTGCTTGAAATCTTACATGAGTTTCTCCTTCATTAATTTGATTAGAAGGAAAAGAAACATTTAAAGTTGTATTAGCGTTTGTTGTAAATGGATTGTTAGGTAAAATATCTTGCACTGCAAATTCTACTCTTGCAGGTCTTGCATGTTGTAATCCTTGTGGATCAGCTCCTATTGGATGTGGTTGTAATTGTGGTTGCTTTGGTT